TTCTTAGCCGAGCTGCTGCTGTAAAACAGCTTGAGACAAGTTTGACAAATATCGGCATTGCTGCTGGTAAAAATCTTCCTGCAGTTGCTCAAAATCTTCGAGATATTACAGGCGCGGCGATATCTACTGAAGCAGCCCTCCGTGCAACTGCAATCGCAACAACTTCTGGGTTTAGCACTTCTCAACTGCAAGGACTTACCAAGGTAGCCACGGGTGCCTCAATCGCTTTAGGCAGAAACTTGCCAGACGCTCTTGATCGTCTTGTTCGTGGTACTGCGAAGCTCGAGCCAGAAATCTTGGACGAACTCGGTATTATTGTTCGACTCGATCAAGCAACTCGAGAATACGCAGGAAGTTTAGGCAAAACGGCTTCCGAGCTTACTCAGTTTGAGCGACAGCAGGCTTTCTTAAATGCGACTATTACTCAGGGTTTAAGCAAGTATGAAAAAATTGCTCAAACAGTTGATCCAAATCCTTATGATAGACTCAGTGCCGCCTTTACAGACTTAACAAAAGCTACTGTTGAATTAGCAAACAAAGGCTTAATTCCTTTAGTAGAGTTTTTATCAGAAAGCCCTACAGCGCTTTTTTCTGCGCTAGGCTTGCTAGGCACTACTATTGTTAGTCAAATAATTCCTACAGTATCTCAACTTTCTGCAACGTCCGCCGAAACATTTAGCAGAGCTGCTAGAGCCGCTAAAATAAGCGCAATGAAAATTGAGAGCGACTACACTCGTGCAGCAGCAAAAGTGCGGGCACTAGACTTTATGCCTAAAGGCTTTAAGGGTTTGGCTTCCGTTATTAAAGCCGGAACTGCAAGCACAGAAGACTATAAAAAAGCAGTAACTAGCTTAAAAATAGCAGAAAGTAGAAGAGCCGCAGAAATAAAGAAAACAGAGCTTGCGATAAAAAATTTGAGCGGATTCCAAAAGCAAGCATCTCAACAATTTCTTGCCACTAAAAAAGCAGAACTCGCGGCAATTACAGAGCAAAAGATAGCACTCCAAGAACTCCAAGTAATAGCTTCTCGAGGAGCAATAGGAACAGCAGGTGTAGTAGGCGGTGCTAAAACAAAAGCGCAAACAGATAAAAGAAGAGCAGTAGGCGCTCGAGTAGAACGAAGAACTTTAGATAAAATCGAAAAAGGTGGAGCACTTGGTTCTCTTGCTTCAGCCGCAGGAGGAATTGGACTTCTATTTGCGAACATAAAGAAAACTGACGGCGCTATCCCAAAGTTTACAGAATCTTTAAAAAGCTTAGGTAGTGCGGGTAAGTTTGTAGGGGCTGTATTTGGTAAATTATTAGGCCCTGTAAGTCTGCTTCTTCTTGGGTTCTCATTTTTATCTCCCTTTTTAGGTGACTTAATCGGAGAAAAAGACAAGCTCGGTAAAAAAGTAGACAAGATTAATGAGTCTTTTAGTGAGTCTACTCGAATCGTTGTTGCTTTCAATAAAGAAATGGCTCAAGTAACTAATCCAGTTACTCGAGCAGCTCGAGAGTTAGAAGTTGCGGCAGGTCTAACAGACACTACTGCAGGAGCTTTTGCTGCTCTACAAGCAGAAGCCGAAAAAATACAGTTAGCAGAGTTAACAAAAGAATTGGATAAGCAGGCAAAGGCACAAGCAGACTTAACTTTTGCTCAAGAAAAATATAATAATGCTCTAAGAACGGGGGAGTTTGTTGGCATAAAGAAAGATAAGCTTGACGATGCTCAAGAGTCTTTCGACACTATAACAGCAAGTGTAGACAACTTAATTGAAAATTTTGGAAAAGTTAGTAAGGTTCAAGCAACCGAAGTTTTAACAGCTAATATCGCTCAACTTCGCGGATCTGGAGCATTTAAGACCTTCCCCGAACTTCAACAACAGTATGATGGTTTGTTAAAGAAATTAGCAGAGGCGCCAGATACTGTAGACCTGAGAGAGATAATCGAAGAAGCAGAAGGCTTTAGTAAGCCTTGGAGAGAGTTAAATTCTGCAATTACTGCAGCACAAGACTCTTTGAGACGTTTTGATGCTGCAAGTGCTAAGCTTGGTGCTCGTGATTTAAGTCCTTTTTCTGGCGCTATTAAAGCCTCTCAAGATTTTGCAAAAGAGACTGAAGTCGCAATTGATAAGCTAGAAACTAAAATACTGGGGGAAGGAGTAAGTGTTGGTATAGCCGGAGATGGCGTAGGGCTTGCAGAATTAGAAGCAGAAATTACAGGAATCGCAGATCAAGCAAGATTCATGGAAAAAGCTTTAAGAAACGCAGGAAAAGCTGCTCGAGAGATAGAGACTGGAGCAGACTTTAATGAGGTCGCAAAAGAGTATAACGCCCTCCTTGTAGAGAATGAAGCTAAACTAATAAACCAAAAAACTTTGTTGAAGCAGCAAGAAGATATATTGAAAAGAATTAATAGGCTCTCTTCTCTAGGCAGTGGATTTGCACAAGCTCAGATTGATCAAGAAAAAGCGGTAAAACAGCAAAGAATACAAACTCTTGAGGCGACAAAAACGCTTAACGCAAGCATTATACAAGATGCGGAAGCTCTAAAAGCTGTCAATGATGCGGTTCAAGCACAGATTGATGGAATCAAAAAAGATATAAATGATAACGCAAGAGAGGCCTATCGTTTAGCACAAGACTCTGTAAAAGCAGAAAAAGAAAAGTTAGAAATTTTACAAAAGCAATTCGAAGCTCTAAAAGGCGCAAACGACCTGGCTCGAAGAGAAGATGAGCTGGCAATTAAAAAAGCTGCGCGTTTAAGAAAGCAGGGTAGTAGAACTTCAGCATTTACAGCAGAAGAAGACGAGTTACGAGATCAGCTTGCTCTTCTAGAAAAAGAGCGAACTCGAAAGCTTGCAGCAGCACAACAAGAAGCAAATATTAGAAAAGCTCAAATCGAACTTGAATTTGTTCTTTTAAACGAAAAGTATAAGTTTCTTGCTGCTTCAGCAAGACAGCTTGCAAATGAGATAGACAAAGAAACTGCACAAACTCCCGAACAGAAAAAAGCAACGGCGGAACAACTACGGTCAGGTGCAAAGAGCTTTGATACTCTGCGAGGAAAGCTCGGAGTAGACATAACCATTGGATCTACGGGCGGACTAAAAATTGATCCAGTAAAAGGAGGTTTATTAGAGCAGTTAATTGGTCAAGTTGATGCAGGAGTATTGCTAACGACACAAGAGCTGGCAGAAGAAATAGAAGGTATAAGAGCTGAATTAGCAAACTTCGACACAGTAGAAATGGCTTTACAAGCAGCCTTTGACTCAATGAGCACTGGATTTAGTAATTTCTTTACAGATGTAGTTAATGGAACAAAGTCTGTAAAAGATGCTTTTGCGGATCTTGCAAATAGCATACTTCAGTCAATGCAAAAAGTTTTTGCAGATAGAGTGGCTCAGGGGTTTATGAGCTATCTAGAAGAAAAAGCAGGCGACGGATTTTTCAAAAGATTATTTAAACCGTCCGGAGCAAAAGAAGAGCCAACTACTACAACAACCGGAGGAGGCTTTATGTCTCCTACTGGAGGCGGAGGCGCTCTTGCTCAGAGTGCTAATGCAGGTAAGGATGCGCTTCAAAGTTCAACCTCCGGTCCTTTGTCCGGCTTGAGCACATCAGGCAGTGGAGGATTAGACGGACTCGGACTTGGAACAAGTGCCGCAAATCCTGTGTACGTTACAATGGCAGAAAATGTTTTAGAGGGCGCAGGCATATCTAGCGATCCTAGCTCCGATGCACCTGCCGGAGTAGGAGGAGCCGCTTCCGATGCCACAGATGCTACTAAAGAGAATACAACGGCTACCGAAACTTTGACAATGGAAACTGTAAAAAGTGGGCTTCAAACAGCCTCTGCAGTTACCGCAGGATTAGCTACTGTAGCAGCATTAACAGGAAATGAAAAAGCCGCAAGAGCACTAGCTGTTGTCACAGCGCTTCTTCAGACTGCGGTTCTTGCTTTGACTCTTGTAATGGAGAAAGAAGCAATCATGAGCTTTTTTGGGTTTAGAAACGGAGGTATAGCGTCTCCCTCGGGCCCTATGAATACATACTCTACTGGAGGAATCGCAAAAGGCTCTCAAAGCGGATATCCTGCAGTGCTACACGGCACCGAAGCGGTAGTTCCTCTTCCAAACGGAAAGTCAATACCTGTAGAAATGTCTGGCGGCGGCGGAATGCAACAAAACAACGTAAGTGTGAATGTTGTTATGAACAATGATGGAACTACAAGCCAAAACCAGAAACAAGACGGCAAAGATGCAGCACAGCTTGGCAAAAACATATCTTTGGCAGTTCAAGAAGAGCTTAGAAAACAAAAGCGTAATGGCGGGATGCTTAGCCCGTATGGAGCAGCATAATGGCTACTTATTCAGTAACAATTAGGAGAGATGAAGTATCTGATGATACAACTTTTTATACAAATATCACAGATACTACACTTCTCGACTCTATATTTGGAGACGTCAACCCCCAAGGTAGTGATACTGTAGAATATGCTTTTGACAGAGGTATTGCACGAACAGCAGAACATAATACTTTTGTTGCAAAGTTTGGGGACGGCTATGAGCAACGGCTTCGTTCCGGTATAAACTCAAAGCAAGAAAGCATTTCCGTAAATTTTAACAATAGAAATGCAGACGACATTGTAATTTTATCCGCTTTTTTAGACAATAAAGTGGGAGCAAATTTTGATATTGTTTTAAACGGTGAAACGATAAAAGTCGCTACAGAGCAATATAATATCTCATATCAGCAAGATGAAATTCACTCTCTCAACACAACACTTCGAAGAGTATATGAGCCTTAATAATGACAGATTTAATAGATACAGTACAGCTTCAATCAATCAATGATAGCCTTATAGAGTTTTTTGAAATAACTCTTCCAGGCTCTACATCTATTGACTTGCGGCTAGTTGCAGGACTGGACGACGGCTCTGCAAATATTTATTTTCCTACTGCGGACGGAACTGCGCTAAATGAATATATTGCTATTCCTATAGAAATGACAGGAATAGAAATACAATCTGATGGTGCTCAAAATAGACCTTTACTTAATATAGCAAACCTTGTAAGTTTAGGAAGAACTATTACAAATAACTCTGACGGAACTGATGACGAGCAAACTTGGCAAGAAATTCTTGAAGCAAGCGGAGTCGCAAAGCCGGAAGACATTTTAGGCTCAAGAATAAACTATAGAAGAACTCTATATAAAAACACTTATAGATCTTCCGATGTGGCTGGGTGGACTACTACCCTACCAGTTGAGTTTCCAAAGTCCACTTTTGTTTTAGAAAGAATTAAAGCAGAAAGCCCTTTATTAGTGTCTTATGAGCTGGTTTCTCCCTTCGACCTAGAGAGAGTAAAGCTGCCCTCCAGAATAATTATAGGAAAATACTGCCCTTGGAAATACCAAGGAATCGCTATTGATGGAGATGAACGATCGGGATGCACCTACTCTAATACGAATGACCAAACAAAGTTTTTTGATATAGACGATAATGAGATTACAGGTATTGGTAGTGGCTATACTTCTCAACAGTCTTATGCCGTAGGCACAAAGATTAAGTATCCAACTACAGGATTTGTTAAAATATGGGAAGCAATTAGAAATCCAAGTGGAGTAAATGCTCCGCCAACAGAAGGAAGTAGATACTGGAAGCGAATAGATATATGTGGTAAAACTTTAAATTCTTGTAAAGTTCGATACCAAGGAGTTGATGCAAACGGAGACCCCCTAACTCGGGCCACTCCCTTACCCTTCGGAGGGTTCCCAGGAACTAGAAAGTTTAAGTGATACACGAAATAGAAGACCACTTCAGAAAAGAATACCCTAGAGAAGGTTGTGGAGTAGTAGCATTAGTAAAAGGAAAAAAGACGTGGTTTCCTTGCACAAATATAGCAGAGGACGATAAAGACTTTATTATATCGCATAAAGAATACTTAGACATTAGAAAAAAGTATGATATTATTGCAATAGTGCATAGCCATGTAGACCAGAGTAATGAACCCTCTCCTCATGATATAAATAGTTGTAATGCTCTTGGAATACCTTACCATATCTACTCATACCCAGATATGGATTTAAACATTCTAGAGCCGAAGAAAAACTTTTATCCTTTAATTGGTAGAGAATATGATTTTGGTGTAAGAGACTGCTTTGAAGCAATGAGAGATTGGCTTGCACAAGAAGGTATACATATTCCCCCTCGTGAGCCTTTCGAAGAAGGCTTCTACGAAAAAGAGTTAGATTATTTTTCAGAAGAATACATTAAAAATTGGAATCATAAAAAAGTAGAGGGCGCTCCTCAGAAAAATGACGTTTTAATTTTTCAACTAGAGTCAGAAGTGCCCAACCACTGTGGAGTTTATATAGAAGATGGTGTATTTTTTCATCACGCTTTAAATAGGCTCTCTTGTAGAGAAAGTTTATATCCGTTTTGGATAAAGCATTTAGTAGGAATATATAGACATGAAGCGTAAGATTTACCTTGATGGAGAGCTTGGAGAAAAATTCGGTAAGGTTTTAATTCTCGACGTACAAAGCTTTAGGGATGTGTTTAAAGCAATTGATGCTCAAAGACCAGAGTTTCGAACTTATCTTGCAGAGTGTCATGAAAATAATATTGGTTTTATAATGCACGTAGAAGACTCTCCTCTTACTACTGAAGAGGAGTTACTTATGAATTTTTCAGAGGGGGATATGTATATATCTCCTGCGCCTGAAGGTTCCGGGGGTAAACTTGGAGGTTTTCTTAAAATTGTCGCCGCCGCGGTAATAGCTTTTGTCGTTATTCCTTATGCTGTAACAGCTTATGGGCTGTCGGGCGCTTGGTTAGCTGCTGCTTATGGGGCTACTATTGGGCTCGCAATCTCGGGGCTCGCACAATTAATGGCACCTGATCCGGCAACTGATCTGGATAATGATTCTCGGCAAGACTCAAGTTACCTGTTTCAAGGATCTGGTCAAACAATTTTAGAGGGCGATCCAGTTCCTCTACTATATGGCAGACTACGTATTCCGGGCAGACTAATCGATTTTGACGTAAGAAATAAAAACTCTCAATTTGCTGAAGCAGGTTTTGGAATCTCAAGTGGGGGGACGGATATAACACCTGACCCAGGCAATGATGACCAAAATCCAGGAGGGCCAGATGAAACACCCCCAAACCCGAACCCAAGGCAGCCAAGTATTCCCACAATGCCCGGACAAACAGAACAAGTTAACATTGGTACAAGCACCACTCCAGTTATTGTATTTAACCCAAGCACAGTATTCGCGAATCTATAAGGAAGATAAATTATGTTTATGACAGATTTTAATTTTATGAACAATCCTTTCTTTACGGGTGGTGCAGGAAATCCGGGATATTCTACGTCGCAAAGAATCCAAATGGTTGAAGCACTTTGTGAAGGCCCTGTCTGGGGTCTAACAGAAGGTAGCGCGTCTGTTTACTTTAATAACACTCGAGGAGTTGATCCAGCAGACGCAGTATTTTTTGAAAATAGAGACGTTTCTGATGTAAATGACCTTGGAAATTTTCAGTTTCAAGGAGAGATTACTTTTAATGGCTCTAGTGATACTGGAACTTTAGACGCCGATGCTCCAGAAGATGCGATTGGAGAGTATACTTCTACAAGTATGTGCACTCTTACTGTCCAAATTGCAGAGTTTAACAACGTAACTATTTCAAATATTAACTATGCCGGAGCAAATAACAATAATTTTCAATTTATGTGGACTGCTACTCTCACGTCTGCTGACTTTGATGGAACCCTTGGAAATGCTGGCTTTACTCAAGTTGATCTATTTACAACTTACTTAACGGACTCAGCAGGTAATGTTCTTTTGGGAACAGTGACCGATAACGGAAATGGCACTGCTAGTTTAGTTTATTTTGCTCCTTTACAAACCTTTACGAATAATCAAAGTCTTTCTGTAAAATTTGATGTAAATGTAGCCGTTGAAGAGATAACTCAAACAACTATCTCACTTTTATCTAACGCTATCCCTGACGCAGGAACTTATAAATATAGCATAGTTAAAAGAAACTATGCTAACGTAGTCGGAATAAATCCAGACCTAGAAGAAGGTAAGACAGCGAACTTAAACGTGCAGTTTGTAAATGGTTCTGCAGTTCAAAATATTATACGAACTTGGGGAGGTGCTGGGGGCGGTGTCAATATACCTGTAAGTTCTCAACCGGCAACAACCACTCTTAAACAGCTTCAGCAATCTGTAGCTACTTCTGAAGGTGTCACATTGTTCTCTACTGCTGGCTACTCTGTTGATGAGGGTAGAAGCAATGCAGATGATGGTGCAACTTCCGCAGTATTTATTACCTCTGGACTATTTCCCGCAGAGCAGCAAGACTTAATTCGACAGCAGGGCGATATAATTAGCTTTGAGATAAAATACGGAAGACTGCAGGCGATTAATAAGGAAGATGGGGAAGAGCACAGTAATACCGCAATTTATGCGGTCGATATTGCGTTTGAAGACACGCAGGGCGCAGGATTTGGAGCATATGAGTCTGTATTTGGAAATGTAGTTCATACTGCAAATTTCGGAGCACAATTATCGTGGCAGCATTTTGTAGACCTTGGAGAGTATAGAAAGCAACGCAACGGGTTTCATGATTTTAAAATACGAATTACTCGACTAACTCGGCACATCGACCAAGCTGTAGATGCAACTGGTGCAGATAAGACCGGCGAAGATGCTGACTATCAACAAGGAGATAGCACTTCTCAAGTTGCCAGCATTATCGCAACTGTAAAAGACAATCTTTACTATCCTTATACCGCTATTTCGGGAATTAGTTTTGATTCTCGTCAATTTAATAGAATTCCCAAACTTAGCTATGATATGCGAGGAAAGCTCGTAAAAGTTCCTACGTCGTATACGCCTCGAGAATATACTGCTGATAATGTTGCAGTATACGCTGACTGGTGGGAAGGCGATTTTAAAGATCAGCTACAATTTACTGATAATCCTGCGTGGGTGTTTTATGATCTTCTTACTAACAAGCGGTATGGTCTTGGAGACTACATTGATCCAGACCTAGATATTGATAAGTATGCACTCTATCGTGTTGCTCGTTACTGCGATGAATTGGTAGATGACGGAAATGGAGGCACCGAGCCACGATTTAGAGCAAATCTCTTCCTTACAAAAGCAGAAGAAGCGTATAAAGTATTAAAAGACATGGCAACTATCTTTAGAGGTATTCTCTATTGGATGGATGGACAACTTACACCAATACTGGACGCCCCTGCAGATCCTGTCTATACGTTTACTAAAGGTAACGTAATTGACGGTGCGTTTTCTTATCAAACAGCAGGAAACCGAACAAAAGCAAACCAAGTTATCGTAACTTGGAATGACCCAGATCTAGACTATAGACCCGTTCCTTTAATCGTAGAAGATCGAAACGATATTGTAAAATCCGGAAGAATTAATAAGCTTAATGCAGTTGCCTTTGGTTGCACTTCTGAAGGTCAAGCAATTAGATATGGTAGATGGAAGCTTTGGACTGCACAAAATCAAACAGAAGTTGTTAGTTTTAAAACTGCACTCTCTGCAATTTATCTACGCCCTGGCGACATTATTAATGTTCAAGATGCCGATCGTTTTGGAAAAGTTTTAAGCGGAAGAACTTCGTCTTCTACAAGCAATACAATTACTCTTGATCGTGAAGTTCAACTTGTAACGGGAGCAACCTATACTCTTAATACTTTAGTTACAGAGCCTGCAGCTTATAACATTGGCGACACTGTTACTGTAAGCGGGGTTGGTGCCTTTGCTAAGGGAGAAAAAGTAACTCAAGCATACGTTGATACAGACGAAAGCGATACTACATCAGGAAGAACTCTGCGTGATATAGATACAGTAGAACGAGCTTCTAACGCTTGGACTGCAGCTACTGGAGGTGAGTTGATCTCACTATCTTGGAAGCCTTATACTCACGTCGAAGAGCACGCAGTATCTACGTCTTCTGGGCAGTCTACGGACTCTCTTACAATCAGCGGGACTTTTACTGTTAACCCTCCCGCAAATACAGTATGGGCACTACGAGAAACTCTTGATAATCTTGAAACGTACGACTCAACACGTCAATATAGAGTTTTAGGTATCGCTCAAGAAGAAGAAAATATTTTTGGTATTTCTGCAGTAGAATACTACCCAGAAAAATATACAGCAGTAGAAGTAGACTACGAGCTTGGACAAGTTCCAGATAATATATTTATTGGAGAGCCTAGCGAAGCTCCTGCCTGTCAGTATCTTGTCAGTAGAGAAGTAGATAATACGAATGCAAGAAGTCGAAAGGTTAGCCTCTTCTGGGAGCCTCCAGAGGACTTCGAATACATAGACTACTATGAATTAAAGCATAATGTTCCAAATGTTCCTAGTCCAATTACTGTGCCTCGAGGAGAGAACTCTTATGAATTTACTCCTTTGCCCGAAGGAAAATATAGATTTTCTATACGAATCGTAACAAATCGAGGAAATAAATCACCTTACGTGAGAACTTTCCACCAGACTGGATTGGACAACGCTACAGACTCGGCTAAAATTGGCGAAATATATGCTGGAGGTTCTTGTACTTCTTCTTCAAGTATTGCTGATTTAACAAGCGGAGGCCAACGATTCCAATTTGAAAAAACTCAAATTACGCTCGCACCTCCTCAAGCATTGGGGCGTCTATCCACAAATAATCCTCAAAATAATTCTTCTATATCCCAAGGACTACAAAAACTTGCGGGCTCTGCGTATGTTACTACTTCGACAACAAACCACGCAATCAGCACAGGAAGTAAGACATTTACTTTGAATGCTGTAAACTCGTTATATGTAGAGGGAATGGAGCTAAAAGCTACAAGCGACAGTAATTCCAACAACTATTTAATTGGTGTTATTACAAATATTAACGGTACTGCGCTCACTATCAATGTAACTCTTGCAAATGGTAGTGGAAGCTCAGCTGATTGGACAATTACTCGAGACGGGTATGGAATAGAGGACTGGGCATGGGAAAAGACTACTGATACAAACCCTCAGCCTCTTGCTTATATTCTTGTAGATTTTAGTCAATTTAATGATGGTGCTTCAGACCCTTTAAAACTTGTTTCTCGAAGAATTGATGCAAGCACCGGACTTTATATGTTCGAAGATACTGCGTTTAGTGATCCTTGGACAAACATAACCGGCACTTGCACGATTGACGGCACTACTTCAAAAGTTACTGGAACAAATACTTCGTTTACTACACAACTTGAAGTAGGCTCTTTTGTGCGCTTCCAAAACGGAGCAGGGGCGCGAGTAACGTTTATACGCAATAATACAGAAATGTATATTGACTCAGTATTCCCCGATGCTACAATTACGAGTGAAGTTACTCAAAAGAACCAGTTAAATCTAAAGAGATCAGAAGACTTTTTACTCGGCGCAGTATCTCTTACTGCTGATGGAACAATCAGTTTTGACCAGTTTTATACAATCTCTGACTTAGCGCCTCAGCGTCAGTTAGTTTTGGACTCAGAGACAGCTTATCTACTTTATAATGATTTAGATGAAGCAGACCAGCAGCCCCCAACTCTTAAAGTGAGAGGTTTAGCGATTGGGTATGAAGAGCCTGAGTTTAAGTTTGAGTGGACAAGCACAGACCTCAATGGAACTGAAGATACAGACTTTCAGGCAGCAAACTATCCAACAGGAGCAGTTGCCGGAGGGTTAAAGCAAGAATACGAAAAAACAATCTTTACCGAAGTAAGCGAAGCTGCATCTGATAATATTCAATACGGTGATGGAACACCAATAACTATTACTGGCACCGTTCGAGAAAAGAACGACCCAGACAATACAAATAAAATACGCACAGGCGAATGGGTAATTGCAAAACTAAAGCGTCAAGCATCAGGTAATCTTGCTCGAGTTGTAAAACTTACAGCAGAAGATTATTCAATTGTATATGACTCAAACGGAGAAAACCCTTCTTACCAAGGATCTGCAGATTCTGATATTGATTTAACAGCATCAACAGGAAGTTTTACAGAGCCTCTCTATAGATTTACAATAGATGGGACTGTTTATGAAGCTGTATCTGGAGAACAGTGGTCAGAGACAAGCACAGTTCCGTTTACTCCGCCTACAACCGTAGATAGTTTTGGCACTGACGGTGGCGGCACTAAACTTATGGAAGTGGAAGTTGCAGAAAAGCCGTCAGGTTGGAACCAGTCTGCTCAAACTCCTGCGATTGCAAACGATGATATTCTTGCAACAGACTCTATTTCTATTCTTGGTATTAAGACTGGAGGCTCCGGCATATTTGTTTCGTTCTCAAACGAAACTCATGCCATTGCTTGTGACTCGGACGGAGAGCCTTTAGTTGGCTATGACAATGCGGTATCCGGGTCGGGCACAACTATTGAAGTATTTGTAAATGGAAGCAATTATACTTATACCTCTGGAACAGTTGGAAGCGATCAATTTGGTGTCAGTATTACAAATAACGCTGATATTATAGAAGGCGCTATAACTGGAAACGACACAAATATTGCAACTGTAGGAGATCATGGATTTGATGAGCTATCAGAAGATCAAGAGCTGCTTCAATACACTATAACAATTGGCGGAGCTGCTGACGGCGGTGGAAATCTTCGCGACGCTGTTCGAATATGGCGGCATCGACAGTTGCGAGATCCAGCCGGATACGATCTCCGACTTCGACGGGCGAGCGAAACGCGAGATTGTTCAGATCGCGTAGTCGCTGCGTTTTGATTTCCAGCCAGTCGCCGTAATGACCGAGCGTTTCCAGCGGATGTACCTCGATCGTGCCATCGTCCGCCACGCTGTAGTCACTCGGGTCCGATAACAGGGCCGTTTGCAATGTGCCGCGTAGCGTTGCGGCGAGATCTCCGCTGAGCACAAACGGCGACTCTTCTTCCTCTGTGTCTCCGTCAGCCGCTACAGCTGGTACGTTGGCGCT